TGTCGTCGATCATGGTTTCTCCCTGGTTTAGTTTTTGTGGCCGAATGGCTCGCTCCAGCTCACGTCGCGGGCGGCGCCGAACGCGTACAGGAACTCGATGAAGGCCGCGGCCTCCTTCACGTAGAACTCGCGCGACTGGACCCCCAGCTGCACGATCCGGCGTCCGTCGAAGCTCGGGACGATGCGCGCATCGTGGTGCAGCGGCGTGCCGGCAGCGCGCATTTCGTCGGCGAACTCGTCGATCAGCAGGCGCTTCATATCGTCGGCGTCCCACTTGCGGCCGATGTGCTCCACCTGGCGCGCGATGTCGCCGACCATCGCGTGGTATTTCTCTTCCTGGATGCGCTTCTTGGCCGGCTCGGAGATCACCACCATGAAGCCCGGCGGCGCGTCCATCACGTAGCGCGCCGCGTTGTTGCGGGCCTGGTCATGGGCCAGGACGAAGGTGCGGCGGGCGCTCATGGCGACACCTGCTGGCGCACGCCCACGAAGTCCACGCAGATCAGGCGCTCGATCACCGCGCCCAGCGGCATGTCGAAGGCCTCGGAGACGGCGGTGACGATCTCCAGGTCGGACGGCTCGGGCTGCGCAGCATCGGCCAGGTCCACCAGCTTGGCGTACGGGACGATGGCGTTCATGCTGCCTCCTTGAACGACTGGAACAGATCGACCTTCGCCTTCACTTGGGCCAGGAAGGCCAGCACGTCGCGCTCCAGGCTGGCGATATACGCTTCGTCGCGCTGGATACGCTCGCGGTACAGCTTCAGGTGCTCGGCGCCGGCGTGCATGCGCGGGTCGTAGCTGCAGAAGTCGATCCAGTCCAGGCCCAGCACCCACATCTGACCTTGCACCTGCGGCCTGTGGTGCTCGGGCATACCGGTCTCCCAGGTCAGCAGGTGGATCGCGCTGTTATGCGGGCACTTGATCTCGATGCCGCCCTTGGCGCCCACCAGGCCATCGGACGAAGCACCGATCCAGGCATGGGTCGGGTGCTTCACAAAACCGACCTCGCGCACGATGGCGCCGGTCTCTTCCTCGTAAGCGGCGCGCGCGTACGGCTCGGCGTCCGTGCCCCACTGCATGGCAAAGCTGCTCGGGGTCTGCACCGGCTCGCCGGTGATGCGCTCGACCACCAGGCGCATCAAATAGTCCTCGCGGGCCTTCAGCGGCTGGCCGTTGCGGCCGGCGGCCAGGATGTCGGCGAAGCAGCTGGCGGTGGCATGGCCGGCTCGATCACGCATCCAATCGGCGCCGCCCTGGTTGGATTGACGCTCAAGCATGGCCGGCCTCCTCGATCACGTTCTCGGCGCGCTTCTTCAGCGCAGGCAGGTGCGAGGCCAAGGTGCGGCGCTGGTCCTTCGTGAGCTTGCCCCAGATGTCTTCCAGCGCGGCGGTGCCGGTGTCGGCAATCGCCTCCAGGTCGGCCAGCAACTGCTCGTCGGCTTCGGTAAATTCCACGGTCATAGCCTGCTGCGCCACGGTCGCGGCGTTCTGGCGCGCTGGCCGTGCGTTGATGTCGACCTCGGCGATACGCTCAGCTTCATCCTGGTCGTAGATGCCCACGTAGCCGAAGGCCAAGCGCGCGCACTGGATCATGGCCTTGTGGCGCAGCATGCGCTTCGGGTGCGACTGCCACGGCTGGGTGCCACGCTTGCACTCGCTCAGGTACTCGGTGACCTTGATCGGGTGCGAACGGTCCTTACGGAAGATGACGCAGGTGCAGCCCTCTTCATCCTGCTGGAATTCCATGCCGTCGAACTGCGGATTCTCGTTGATGATGCGCGCCCAGCCGTCGACGCCGACCACCGGCACGATGCCGTTGTTCTTGTCGGGGAAGGCGTAAATTTCCTTCGTCCAGGGATTCAGGCGGTACTGGTTGGCGACGATCAGGAGCGCGGTCATCTGCGCGTCGGATACCTGGCCCTTGAACGCAGTGCCCTTGAGCACGTTGATCAGGTCATCCGATTCAGGGATGTTGAAGATGCCGGCGAGCTTGGAAGCCTGCTGGACGACGAGAGCGGTGGACATCGTGGGACCTTTCTGCCGGGACTCTGCCGGCGTGGATTAAAAACCGAAAACGTAGGTGCGCACTGCGCGGGTCATGGCCTTGCGCGGGCCGAAGCCGGCGCGCAGGGACAGGCGGTACTGGGTGTAAAGGTGGCGGATCATCACCAGCCCCTGATCGTGTCGCGCTGGCGGAGCAGCTTGACCTGGTGGCGGTACTCGCGGGCCTCGGCGCGGGCCAGGGCTTCGCGCGTCACCAGCAGGCGGTAGGCTTCGCTTTCCGAGCCTTTCATGCGCACGGCGTTCAGGGCCAGCAGCAGCGGCTTGGCCAGCTTGCGCACGAAGCGGCGCGGGATGCGGTAGAGAGTCAGGGCGGTCATTTCGTGTTCACCGTGACTTTCAAACTGGCCGCGATTTCGTTCAGCTTTTGGCGCGCGGTTTCGTGGATGCCTTTGGCGATTTCACCAGTCGCGACAGCCAGCGACTCCTTCATCGCGGTTTCAATCGAGTAGTGCAGGTGCTGATGGATCAGGTAGGTGATACGCGTCTGCTTGCCGGAGAACCCGTAACCGTCTTCGGCGCGCGTCTTACCGCTGGAGTTCACCTCTTCCTGCATGTATGCCTGCGCGCGCTGGACCAAGTACTCGACGAACGAAACAGCCTTGCCCTTCTTCTCGCCCCACTGGTTGGTTTCCTGCAGGGTCAGCGTTTCAATATATTGGCTGACGTTCGGCAGAATGTGCTTCTCGGCCATGGCGTTGATCGTGTCGTCGATGCGATTCTGGGCCCGCTTGTCGAGCTCCTGCTTGAAGCGGGAATCCCGGAAGGTTTCGTCGCCATCTTCGTCGGCGTAGCGGCCATACATGACGCTCTCGACGATCTGGTCGATCACGCGATCCTGCAGTTCTTCTTTGGTGAAGCCGAGTGCGGCCAAATCGATATTCATCCCTGCTCTCCTTGTCGTGTTATTTGTGGACTACAGCAGAGCAGCCCGATCTCCCGCGAAATCCTGGTTGATGAGTGACCAGTTGGGCTGCTCTGCTGTAGTGCCTGTCTGTTCCAGGCTGCCAGGGCATTCGAGATCCCGCTCCCTCAATTTCCTGACCCGAGATTCAGGGCAAGGCGCGCGTTGTGCTCCGGGGCGCGCCGCTCCGGTAAATCGGTCAGGCCGCCTGCCTCTGCCAGATCGCGCGCTCTGCCCTGCCCTCGCGCTCCGATGCGCGGCGCAGCTCGGCGGCGCTCGGCAGCTTCGCGTTGCACCAGGTGCTCAGCTGGTCCAGGAACTCCAGCGTCACCAGCGGGAACAGGCCAACGTTCGTGCCGGTCAGGGCCACATCGAGGACGGTGTAGCCGTCGGCGTCGAACTCGCCGTACAGGTCCAGCAGCAGGCCTTCGTGCAGGTAGCTCGTCAGCAGGCGGTAGGCGCTCGAGACTTTCGGCTGTTGGTGGATGGGGAGGCGGCTCATGGGGCGCTCCGGGCGGCCAGCATGGCGTCGGCAATTTGATAGGCGCGCCCTGCGATGTCTTGTTCGCTGCCATACTGGACGCTTCCGGTCATCCGGTTCTGCACCATCGGGACCATCGCCTTGGCCGCGAAATAGTCGCGCAGCGTCATGCCGAGGCACAGGGCGGCGCCAGGCGCCACGAAAGGAAACGCGTACGGCCCGCCCTCATTCAGGTCTGCTACAAAGTCGGTGCTCTTCTGCTCGCTCATCGTTCTCTCCAGTTCGGCTCAGGGGTTTAAGCAAAAGCCAGTTCGCGGACCAGCTCAGCATGGCGCGCCGAGGCAGCAGCTTTGGCGACAGCGGCAGCGGCCAGGCGCTCAGCGTGCTGCTTGCCAGCCTCGACCATCCCGCGCGCTTCAGCGGCGGTGATCTTGGCCAGGCCCTTGTGCGGCACGAACGAGTAGAACTGCTCCTTGCGCGACAGCACGTAGGCGTCCGGGGCGTAATCGCCCGGGGTTGCCACCGCTGCGACCACTTCCAGGCCGGCCACGAAGCCAACCTTGACGATCTGCCCTACCGTCCACTGCTGTTTGCTGTTGCTGATCATTTCGCTCTCCAGTTCGGCTCAAGTGCTGAGCTCGTTTCGATGGAGAGACTATAGCAATTTGCTTTTTCGTCGTCAACAGCAATTTGCTTTTATTTTTTTCCGAGTGCAAAATTGCGTCGTCGCCCGGATGGTCCAGGCGAAAAAAAGCCCCGGCTGGCGGGGCGTAGATGGTAGGGACGAAAAAAAGCCCGCTCGTGGCGGGCTGTACGGGTGCGAACCGTTTTTAGTTGCTTTGCTTCGCCGGCGGCGGGGCCGTTGCGGCTGGCGCCTGGGGCGCGAAAAGCCGAGTTAACGTAGCGCGTGGATGCAGAAAAAGCAAGGGCCCCACAAGTGGGGCCCAATATGTCGTTGCACAGGATTGCAATCTCCACGTGCAAAGGCCTCTTTGGAGGACTTCAGCCTGATGCTCTCGCAGTGCAGGAACTACACATACATGATATCCCTACTCTGCTTTGAGGTCAATCCTGAAGTCCAAGTGCGCACGCTACAGAACGCTGTATTTCCAGCAACTTCTCCGAGGAAACAGGCAGCTGGTAGTACATTCGGCTTCCATCCGAAAGCTTGCCGAAAAACGGTACCGTCAACCGCTCAAATGAGACCTGGTAGATCATGTCGCACTTCGCCCAGCACACTCGTTGGTCGTATGGGTCTGGAAGTAGAGGCTCCATCTCCATTCGAACATGCCACTTCTCAACGGGCCGAGGGCTGGATGCGCTGAGTGGAACCACTGTGCATAGACGCGACCCGTGCTTTCGTTTCGGAGATATAACAACGACCGGCCGTCGCTTTATCATCTCCGGCTCCATAAATCCCCTAAAGTCGCAAATCAAAATCGCACCCTGCTCAGGGAAAAACTTTAAGGCCATATGATTATCGTTGAATAATTCTTACTCCCCGCGCCACCATGGGCGGGGATTACTAATGGCAGATCACGCCTGTCTGCGTATAAATGCCTGTATAAGTGCATAGGACTGGACGATTCGCTGCATCAGCTGCAGCGCGCTGACGTTCTTGTTCTGCAAGCGCGGCGGAGGCTACCGCAAGACGACGGAAGAACTCCTTGCGATTTTGCGTCGCTATTTTCGCGTCTGCCTCATCGATGGACTTTCGGAATAAATTCCACGCTTGCCCGTACCAAGCAATCGCATTTTCTTTTGGAACTTCTCCACGATCTTGACTTGCCATCAGCCGAGTTAGGTAGTCCGCGTATTGATCAACCAAATATGAGTGTGAATATGCACTCAAGTGAGCGACGCTTTTCAATTGGTCCGCATAGCACTGGGTGGCCGCCCGCATTGGGGACTGCCCGGTAAGCGGATCAACTGTAAAACGATCCGGCACAGACATTCCAGATACTGTGCGAATGCAAACCTGGACAACAGCTTTTTCTTGTGCAAGAAAAGTTGTAGTTGATGTTTGTTGCGTTGCGCACCCAAAGAAGGAAAGTAATATTCCTGCTCCAATGATCTTTTTCATCCGAGTCACCAATCTATGGCGCGTGAGCTTCACGTGCCAGATCAAATATGCGTACTTTCTTTTCGAATAACCTTGCCGATTAAAATGCATTCGGCGCCCTTACATAATTTCCTGCCAAACTTTCGCTGATCCGCATTATCCGAAGTCAGCCACCACATGCCAGCATCGCGGATCAGTCTTTTTACAACAACCTCGCCTTCGTAATTCACCACGTAGACCGAGCCGTCAACCGGCTTGAGGTCGCGTGTGTTCACCACGATAACGTCGCCCTCATACAAGGCCGGCTCCATGCTCTCGCCCCGGACTGTGATGGCGAGGAGCGAATCGCGGCTGAGCCCTTCTTTCAGCACCCACCTGGTGGGCACACCCTGCGTCTCGCCGTCGTAGTGCTCCGGCTCGACCTGGAAGCCGGTAATGCCGGCCTGGACGGTCAGCTTCACCTTCATGATCTGCGTCATGCTCGGATCGTCTTGCAAGACTTCTCGCACCGGTCGGGCGCCAGGAATCGAATCGATGAGCGCCTCAGCGCCATGCGGCCGATCCATCCACCCTTCCTCCTTCCCACACCCTTGCTCCAGCTTGCGCGCCAGCTTGTCGCCGACGCCGCGGGTATTCCCGGTCGACGACTTCGCGCCATTCAGGATTTGACTGAGATACATCGCATTTGTCTCGGCGCGCTGCGCTACCGCCTCGGCGGTTCTGAACTCTGCGACGAGCGCGCGCAGGTTCTCGAGTCGTAATTCTTTAGAAGTTGCCATCTGTCTATTTAATAGCAAATCGCTAGTGTCAGGAATGTGCAATTTGCTATTGCAACGCCAAAAGCAAATTGCTATAGTGGAGCTATGAAACTACTCGACTACGTCAAGACCAGGGCCACCCAGCGCGAGCTGGCGACAAAACTCGCTATCACGCCGGTACTGATCAACCAGTGGGCGAACGCAAAACGGCCGATTCCACCAGAGCGCTGCGTCGAGATCGAGCGCGCCACGGACGGTGAAGTTACCCGCCCCGAGCTGCGCCCCGATGACTGGCAGCGCATCTGGCCTGAGCTGGCCGAAACGAGCGCCGCCGGCCCATGATCCGGCGGCTTTTCTTTTGCCCGAAAAGTTGCCCGCAGT